CGTCCGATGCCGGTGGGCACCGCGACGTCGCCGAGGTCGACCCCGAGTTGGCGGGCTGCCTCGGAGACCTGCTCGGGGGTGGTCGAGCCGACCGCCATCTTGCGGAGCAGCCAGCGCTTGAAGTCCTCTGCCTGGGGCGCGTCGTCGCTGGAGAAGCCGTTCTCCCGCCGGGTCGCCTCGTCGGTGATCAGCCCCCGGTCGAACAACTCGAAGGCCTCCTTGGAGCGGTCCGGGCGCAGCCGCAGCGCCGATGAGTCGTAGGTGACCCGGTCGATGGAGGCATCGGCCAGCGCTGGGCGCAGGTAGGAGACGGTCAGGCTGTTGACGATCACGTCGAGCATCGGCTCGACGTGCAGTTTGATGGTGGCCTCCTCGATCTGCCAGGCTCCCCAGTGGCTGACCCCGCCGGAGGCACCGGACCCACCGGCGCGGCTGGAGATGCCGAGGATCTGCTCCGGCGGCAGGTCCATACCGAGCGCGAAGCGGCGGATCGCTTCCATCCGCAGGTCCTTGGACGCCCCGTCCAACTCGCTCCAGAACGTCAGCAGTTTCGCCTTGTCGATGCTGTCGTCGGGAGCGGTGACCACGATCGGCACCGATGCGGCCGGGCTGGACGGGTCGCTGATCGGGGTCAGCATCGCGTCGGCCAGGGTGAGCATGAACGAACTCGCCTCGTTGGCCGGTGCCGCCTTGCCGCCGGTGTCCGGCGGTGGAGGGAAGGCCATCCCCTGCGGCATGAACAGGATCCCGGCCCCCGCCAGCCGTGAGGTGATCTGGCTGAAGACGTGCCGGGTCAGCCACTCGATCTCGCCGAGGATCGGCAGCAGCGAGCGGAACGGGCTGTCCGCCTCGATCCGCCGGGCGGGGTTCGGGGTCCAGATGCGGATCACCACGTCGTCCTCGGTGAGCATCACCGGCGCCAGCCCGTTGCCGTAGTCGATCGCCCACTGGGTGCCGGTGACCTGCATCTCCATGATCGAGACGATCTCCCAGGTGTCCCCGGCGGGGGTCTGGCGCCCGACCAGGTAGCACTCCCCGGCGATGGTCAGGTGGGTGCCGACCGACTCCAGCATCTCGACCTGGCCGTCGGCCCCGGCGAACAGCGCGGTCAACAGGTCGAAGGCCGGGCCTGCCTTGGCGCTGACCATCGTGCCGCGCACCGGAGCGCCGACCCCCAGCGTCGCCCGGGAGCAGGCGTGCCCGAAGAACTTGGCGGCGAAGCGCGCCTCGCCACAGATGCCGAAGTGCCGGTAGCACTCGGCCTGCCAGTCGGTGCGCGGCACATAGATCCGCGCCGCCTTGCCGGGGTAGCGGACCGACGACGCGACGAGCGAGGTGGTGGGGATCACCACGGGCGCAGCGGGGCGACGGACCGTCAGGCTCCGCTGTCGCGGCATCTCAGGTCACGCCAGGCACTGAGGTCATGTCGGGCAGATTACTCCTGCTCGGGCGAGTCGCGGCAGATCCGCCGATGCTTGGCCAGGTTCCCGGCGCTGGTCTCGACCCCGCACTCGCAGGTGACCCGGCGCCGGTTTCGCTCTCGGTTCCGCCGCCGATAGTCGGGGTTGCCCTTGCGATGGCGAACGCAGGCTGCATTGGCGCACCTGCGACAGCCGCGTCCACCAGGGCGCTGGATGGTGTTGTCGGTGGTGAACTCATGGCCGTTGACGCAGGTGTCCTTGCGGGCATTCCTGGCGGCATAGCCGTTACCACGCAGGACGTTCTGGCCGGAGGTGACCGGCTCCAGATGCGCCGGGTTGCAGCAGGCCCGTGACATGCAGCCACGGGCACGGACGTGGTCGAGAGTGAGGCCGTCTGGGATTGGTCCGACCCAAGTCTCGTAGGCGACCCGGTGGGCACGCTTCTGTTTGCCGTCGATGCCGAGGACGCCGTACCCGGCATCGTTCAGGGTGCCGGTCCAGATCCAGCATTCGCCATCGGGCCGGACGGGGAGGCAGTGATCGAGACGTTCCTGAACGGTACCTCTCATGCCACCTAGTGTATCGCACCCTACCCCTCTGGGCCGTCGTACGACACGACGATCGCTGCAAGGTACGAACCAGCCCAAATGCCATTTATCACCCACCACGCAGTATCCAGGCCGGACAGCCACATCCAGGCCGCCATCCCGGGAGCCACCCACACAGACAGGCAGAACTGGCACATCCACAGGATCGACCACTTCGAGTCCTCGGCGTAGCGGGCCAGGATGTGTGCCCGCAGCCAAGAGACCGGCGGGAACTCGTCGTAGACGATCAGCCGGATGGTCCGGGCCACACTCAGCACGGCCACCACCACAGCGGCCACCCACTCGAAGTCGCTCACCGCCGGGCCGTGACCGGAGGACGGCGCGCGCTTCGGTGGTCGACGGGCTGGCGGCGGGGGAGGCTGGCGGGCACCGCGATCTCGGCGGGCATCGCACCGGCAGCCAGGTCGGTGGCCCCGTGCACCATCGCGTCGAGCCGGTTCGGGCTGGCGCTGTGGCCGGGCACCCAACTGGTCTGCTCGTCCTCAAGGTCGGACAGGTCGCCCTGCCTGCCGACGTGCTTGACCCGGCCCTTCTCGTACAGCGCCACGATCGGCTCGGCCCGGATGTCCTTGCCGCGCCGCGAGGTGACCATCTTGATCCGGGCGCCCCGGTAGCCCGAGGTCTCCAGGGTGTGCCGCACCATGTCGCCGCCGTAGTTCTTCTCGGCCACGATCGCGTCGCCGCTGAACTCCTCCAGCGCGTCGTTGGCCTTGCTCGCCCAGCCCGCCGGGGAGAACTTGCCGGAGTAGTCGGCCAGCACGTACAGCGTCTTGAAGGCGTCGACGCCGACCACCACGATGCCGGTCTCGTCGGACCTCTTGTTCCTGGTCCCGGCCGGGTCGACGCCGACCACGATCCGCACCAGCGGCGGGGCCTGCTCGACCCAGCCGAACATATCCCAGGTCCACAGCGCGCCCTCCACCTCGTCGAGGAGTTCGCCGTGCAGTTCCTGCTTGCCGAGCCGGGTGCCCTCGTACTTGGCCAGGATGCGCTCGCGGAACGGCGGGGCCAGGTTCTGCAGGTTGGCGTAGGTGGAGACCCGGCGGTCCACGGTGAGCGGGTCGGCCACCCGCTCCTTGGCCCACTTGGTCGGCAGCGGGGTCGACGTCAGCACCGCCTTCGGGTTGGTGCCCGCCCGCAGCCCGAACAGGATGTTGTCCCAGCAGTCCTCGACCAGTGCCCAGTGGAACGGCTCGTCGCACCAGGCGAAGCCGAACTCGGGGCCACGCAGCCGGTCCGGCTCCTCCGCGCTGAAGCCCTGCCCGATCGCTCCGTTGGGCCAGGTGAGCCGCTTCTTGGACGGCTCCCACAGCGGGCGCTGGCCGGGGGCGGCGGTGGCCAGGATGCCACTGACGCCCTCCACCATCGTGTCGCGCAGGTCGGGTCCGGTGGCCGCGACCAGTGCGATCCGGTTCACCTTGGCAGCCACCCGGTGGGTCACCTCGGACCCGGTCCTGGTCTTGCCCGAGCCGCGCCCGCCTCGGAGCAGGAACGTCAGCCAGTTGCCGGTCCAGGGGGGTGGCCGCTGGTCGGCTCGGGCGTGCTCCCACTCCCAGGCGTCGTGGGGGTGGCCGTCACAGCCGTCGGCCGGGCAGTAGAACGGTCGCCAGTTCGACTGCTCGCGCTCCCTCAATAGTTCGAGGGCTGTTCGCTGCGCCTCGACGTTCCAGTTCCGGTAGTCCCCAAGCCGCTCAGGACCAGGCAGTCCGGGCGGTGCCTTCTCAGGCACGGACCACACCAGTAGCCGCCGTGAAGCCGGTGAGCCTGGCTGCCGACCCGCAGCCAGGCTCCGCAGCCACCGGCGCACATCGTGCTCCATCGGACCTTCGCCATGCGCTCATTCTACTAATACTGCGCAACCTGATTCACCTGACCTCCTCCACCGTGTTGGCCGGGCCGACCATCACCACCGACGCCAGCCTGCCCACGCTGGGGTCGCGCGGGTGCGCGCGCAGTTCCTTCGACCGGGTCCTCGGCTCGGGCAACTGGTCCAGCAACTCCTCCAGGTCCAGGCCGAGGTCGCGGCTCAGCGCCTCGCAGACCGCCCGCTGGACGTAGACGGTGTTGCTGCACACGTCGGCCTCCAGGCACGCCTGGTAGCACAGGTACGGCATCCAGGCCGCGGTGGTGAACTGCACCTTGCAGCGGCCCGGGTACTTGGCCGGGTCGATGCGGAACGTCATGGCCTACACGGAGACACTGTCGACCACCTCGCCGTCGACCACGTCGTACTCGACGACCTGCGACCGCTGGCCGGACAGCACCATCGAGACCCAGGTCTCCAGTTCGGCCCGGGTCGGGTTGTGCACGACCACCTCGGTCGGCGCGTCCAGGCCGAACAACTTGGCGTGCTGGGCGACCACCTCGCGGGCCTTGGTGATCGCCATCAGGTGCTCGGGGTGGTCGGGGTCCATCGCCTTGGCCCAGACGCTGCGCAGCATCCGCTCCAGCCTGGCTCCGGCCAGCCGCCGCATCGCGTCCCGGTCGCCGTGGGAGTTGAGTTCCTTCTCCAGCGCCTTCTCCACGCTGACCAGCGCGGTGCGCGGGGTGGTGTAGCCGAGGGTGAGCGCGATCTCGGACCAACTGGCCCCGGCCAGCCGCATCTGGATCGCGGCGTTGGACTTGCGCTGTCGTGCCCGCCCGGC